AAAAATTCACATCACGAAAACGCAATTTGTTACTGTTCCGGTCTATTACACCCATGGAACCGGAGGCGGGGGGCCGGTTACAAAAGGAGTTATACAAACAAACCGGAGAGCCGTTTATCTGCCTGACGCTCAGGTTATTATTTCAGGGCACATTCACGAAGAATGGATTGTTACTCTAGCAAGAGAACGTCTGACGAGTAGAGGCAGAGTGTATTTGGACGAACAGGTGCATCTGTGCAGCGCGACTTACAAACAGGAATATGATCCAGTGAACTCGTCCTGGCATTCACAAATGGGACGCCCACCTAAACCAATCGGCGGCACTTGGCTTGAAATGACCGTAGCACGGGAAACTGACGGGGTTTTGCGCCCCGAGGGCGGAAAAAAACAACTTCCTCTGTTCAAAGTACAAATTAACGCGATTCGGGCAAAGTAGAGACAGCCTGCCGTATTGTTACCGATGTGAGCGAAGCGCAAGTAAACGCTACCGACGAGCCGGATATTAAAGAACTCCTCCGGAGCTATGATCTGACGCAGTCAGAGCTAGGCCATTGGCGTGATCAGTGCCAGGTAAGCTACGACGACCGACGAAACTATTGGCCTGGAAAAACCAATGATCTGAGAAAGTCCGGCCCTACGGCAACGCCCTGGGAAGGCGCAAGCGACACCGAGGCCTTAGTGGTAGCGGAACGCATTCAAGCATACGTGTCGATGTGCTCATTCGCGCTAAGTCGCGCTAATATCCGAGCCTATCCCGTCGAGGTTAGCGATGTCGCGCATGCTCGAGTGGTCAGCTCGTTTCTCAAGTGGATGCGGGACTACTATATTCCAGACTTTGCAGCTCAGATGGAGCTAGCGAGCTCTTATCTTTACGAAACCGGCCACGCTATTACTTACGTAGGCTGGGAGCAAAAAGACGTTTCAAGGCTACAGCGATTGGACATGCAGGAGATAGCTGCAGTGGTGCCTGAGCTGGCAGAGCTTATTGTCACCGAGGAATACGACGACGACTTGGTTCTTATGCTGCAGCAGCAATACCCAAAGCTGCAAAAACGCGAAGCCAAAAAGGCTCTACGCACTTTGAGAAAGGAAGGAGTAGCCGACTTACCCATCCAAGTCAGAAGCATCGACCGCCCTCTGGTTCAAGCACTGGCTACCGATACCGACATTCTTTTTCCCCATTATTGCACTGACCCGCAAAAAGCGCCGTTTATTCACCGCCGCGTGCTGATGACGCCACAAGAAATCTTGTCCCGCGTAAGTACCGAAGGCTGGGATGAGAAGTGGGCGAACGATGTTATTGAGCGCATGCGCGGCATGGAACATTCCAACACGCTTGACGGCTCAGACCGTTATTCGGAGCAGGGTCAGTTTTCTGACAAAGAGTCGGACTTTGTAGAGGTGATCTACAGTTACCAGCGCCTAATGAAAGACGGCGCCGAGGGCATCTATTGCTGCGTCTGGCACAAGAAGATGACCGACAATTATGCCAAGTTTGAGCTGCTCAATGGCTTAGAGGACTACCCGTTTATCGTCACCAAACTGCATAATGACAGCAAGCGGTTGTACGAGACCCGGTCGATGGTGGACCTGCTACGTTGCACTCAATGGCAGGTAAAGGCAGAACGAGACGCCCGGATTGACCGGGCTTCCCTGGCAACCTTGCCGGCCAGCAAAGGACCAGTAGGCCGCCCAAAACCTGAATATCGCCCAGGCGGTCACGTAACAGAGCGCCGCCCTGGGGAATACGGCTGGGTGGATCCACCGCCAGCGGACTCTGGCAGTATGGAGGTAGAGATGACAATGCTGCGCCAGGCAGACCGCATGGTCGGGCTTTCTGATCCATCTGATGATCCAGAGGCCCAGATAAAACGAGCTTTCTACATCGACAAGTTTTTGAGTCACGTTCGGGATGTCTTGAGCGAAGCATACAAGTGCTTCCTCCGCTACGGACCTGACAGCCTTCTGTTCCGCGTATCAGGCGTCCCTGAGCCGCAACAGTTCAACAAGGAAGGCGAATATCAGGAAATGGATATCTGTGTGAATTTTGACGCTCAGATGCATGACCCGGAAACCGTGGAGAAAAAAATTGGGCAATTTGTCCAACTGCTGTCCTTGGACCGCTCTGGAAAACTAAACGTCGAGGCGCTTCTAGAAGTCATAGCAGCATCCATAGACCCAGCCTTGGCTGACGCTATTCTTCAGCCGCAAGAGCAAGGGACTGCAAAAGCCATGCGGGATGTCGCCACAGACCTCTCTATGATTTATTCCGGCATTGAGGTTCCCGCTAGGCCCCAGGGAGCTCAGGTGGCAATGCAGCTTTCTCAGCAATACGTGCAGCAGCCGGATGTTGCCGAGCGCTTGCAAACCGACGAGGCCTTTGCCGCCCGACTGCAGAAATACATGGAGCAATACCAGTTTGCGATGCAGCAACAGGAAAACGCTCAGATAGGAAAAATCGGAACCGCACCTGCGTACGCGCAGGGCATGGCTGAAGGATAATTATGGACAAAGAACAGACCTTTGAAGAGGTCGCTACATACCTAAGAGCCACGCACATGGCAAAAGTCATCGAGCGTGAGCTTATAGTGCGGCGAGAGATCGCTTTACAACTCCTCTCCGAAGCCTCTGAAGAGCGAGAAGTGTGGAAGGCAGTGGGCAAAATTGAGGTGCTCGATACCCTTGCTCTTTTTTTTGCCGACTAGGTTTGGACAGCACAAAGTATTTTAAAGACTCGCAACCGTTCAGGCGCAGAGAGAACGCAAAATGATAGACCAAGACAACGCGGAGATCGTGTCTTCCGCTGAAAACGACACGCTACATACAGAAGAAAATGACAACCTCTCTCCAGAGGATGCCGTTGCTCTTCTGGCCCAGGCTCCAGAGGAAGAAGCAGAAGAGCAGGAAGGTGTTGAGGATACCGACCCAGACTACGAAGCAAGCGACTCGGAGATTGCCGGACTTTTTCTGGATGATCTTGATGAAGACGGCTGGCAGCACATAGCTGAACATCTTAACTCCCGTGGTGCCGACCGCATTGCCGGGCTGATTAAGGAAAGAAGCGAGCTGCGAGCCCAGTTGGATCAAGAGCCAGAGCAGAAAGAAGACCCGTTTGAACGGCCTTCTGACCCTGCGAAGAATCCATATAGCTCAGTCGATACCGTTGAAGAGCTGCAGCAAAAAGCAGCAGACGTTGATGACATGATTGAGTGGGCTGAGGACCTTCTCGACGATAATGAGGATGAAACAGGCGACTCGATCATCCATCAGGAAGGAGAAAAGGAATACACCAAAACGGAAATTCGCTCACTGCTCCGAAATGCCAGAAAAGCACGTAAGACACACCTCGTTAATCGATTCAACGAGCTTCAAGGGAAGCAAGTAGTAACGATGCAACGTCAGCAAGCGCGACAGCTTGCCGAGGAGGAGTTTGCGTGGATGAAGGATGAAAGCAGTCCTGTCAGACAACGCTACGAAGGAGTGATGAGTCACCCTGGACTGGCCGCGTTAAAGGATAGTTTTCCTGAGATCCCGTTAGTGCTCGCGCACGCGGCAGACTCAATCCACCGGTCAGAGCTGAAGAAAACTGGAAAAGCGGCGCCCCCAACTGCCAAGCAGAACAGGATGCGACCCCCAGCCAACCCCAGCGCTACCGCTGCCGCTCCGGCAAAACAGGCAACTGCTACGCCTCCCGGATTGCAGGCCCTTGAGGCCCAATACGAAGAGAGTGGCGACTACCATGTCTTGGAAGAAATCCTCGCTCTTCAAAATTAATATAAACCAGAAAGAAAGGAATTAGACAGATGGCATTTAGTGCATCATATGATAATCCGGCAGCGCCTGGGACGGGAGCAGCGGTCAGCAACAGAGAGGATCTTACAAACATCCTCACTCAGCTCGATCCTGTTTCAACGCCCCTAATCAGTCTGCTGAAAAAATCTAAGGCGAGGTCCACCTCGCACGAGTGGACCGTAGATGGCCTTGCAGCCGCAGACGGTTCTAGCGGACTCATCGAGGGCGCTGACACGGCAAGCTTTGCCGATAAGTTTGAGAACCGGGCAAGACTGTCCAACGTAGTGCAGGGTTTCCGGCGCGACTATCAGGTCAGCCAGGTTCAGGAAGCTGTTGACGGCGTTGGTCCTGCGGGAGCCGCTGCTGCCAAGGTTAAGTGTTTGCGCGAGCTTAAGCGTGACGGAGAAGCTGCAGTCTTTTCGGTTAACGATAAGACCGTGGGCTCTGGATCGTCTGCTGCTATTATGCGCGGATTTAATGACTGGCTCGACTCTTCTGGCCCGTCCGAGGTGCCTGCCGCATACCGGACGCCAGCGGATCAAGTCATCGCTATGTCCAACACTGCAGTGACCGAAGCAAAGCTTTCGGCTGCTCTGGCTAGCATGTTCAACGTCAGCGGCAATCTCAGTAATGTGACTCTGATTGCAGACACTCAAGTAAGGGACAGCATCAGCAACTTTATGCGGACTGCTGCCAGCTCCACAGCTACCCGGTACCCCGTTTCTGGAACCGGAAAAACTGTGACGTTGTCTGTCAGCCTGTATGAGTCGGACTTTGGTGCCATCTCGATTGTAAACAGCAACCCAGATTGCAGCCCAGACACAACCTTCCACGACCGTGCTCTTGCCGTTAACTTGGATCACGCAAGCTTTGCGACCCTGATCCCAGCCAAGCAGGTAGCTCTGGAAGACCAGGGCGGTGGTGCTAGAGGATACTGCGAAATGTGGGGCACACTTGCCTGTCACGATCCGCGTGCTCACGCATCAATCGACGAAGCTAGGAGCTAAACTTAATTGATAGAAAAAAAAGATCATGGCTAGATTAGCAAATAATGAAGCTCAGTCCGGTTGGACTGATTACATCACGGTGGATTTCTCACACGCCTCGTTTGTCGCATCGACAACAGATGATGCTGATGTGATTATCCAGTATCCGTTAAAGGCAGGGGAAATCCTGACAAATGTTGGCTGGAAGCTGAACGAAGCTTTCAACGATAGCGGCGGCGGCGATGAGTTGACCCTGATGGTTGGAGACGCAAGCTCCGATCCTGATGGATACATCACCGACAAAGAAATCCACGTTGATGGAACTGAGGTCACATATGCCTTTTCAGATGGTGCTCTTCTCGACAACGAGCAAGGCGTGCTGAAAACCGCTGATGACAACATCGACTTGAAATTCAGCCCTAACACGGCGACTGGACAGTCTTATGCGTTGTCCGAGCTGACGGCTGGAAGCATCACGGTGTATTTCAACATCAAGCGACTTACTAACCTACAGTAAAACTCTTCAGGGAGTAATTTGGTTCGTCCAAACCAAGCGCCCCAGTCAGAACACATTTTTGTATCTCTGGCTGGGGCGTCTTTTTTAAGATGATTGAGGTAGTAGAACATTTGACGCGAGCTCAAGAAGGTGAGCTACGCAGAGGAGGGCAATTGCTGGACCGTAGAGACGCCTACATGCGTCAGCAAAAAGCACTTAAAGAAACAAAGGACGAAGACCTCAACATAGAAGGTCTTTACCGCAATATGCACCAGGCAGTTAGCCAGGGAGCGCAGCAATTAGCGGCCAACGAGCGCAAGTCTAACCAAGCTGCAGCAGAGGAAGCGCGGGCCATGAAAGAAGATGTGCGCTTTAAAAAACAGAAATGGCTACAGCACAAAGCGGAGATTCCCGCTGACGAGTATTTTGCCTTTGCCACATCACGGCCTGGCTGCTGGCAAGACGAAGAATTTAAAAGGGACTACTTAAAAAGAAATCCGCATCTCAAATCTAACTCCTGATGGCTCAGACAGAGACATACGCTAACCTGCTCTCGCTGATAGAAAGCTATCACGGCGCCAACCTTATCGACATTGAGAAGACCCGCGTTAGGCACTTGGTTAACGCCCGAGCTCGGTCTGCATACCGGGAGTCAGATCTCTGGGACCAGTTCCTTGTTACCGGTGAGGAGCGAGTTGTAAACGACTCAGACCCCACGCGCTTGTTTGTGCCATTTGCTGGCACTACGTCTGCCACAACGGACGTTACAAGCATACAGGCCGGCGATATTGACACCGTGCTCCGAGCACATGACCAAAATCCGTTTGCCATCAACAGCGCCCGAGAGTTTGAGGTGTTCATGGGTAAGGACGGAGTCGAGCTGCCAGGATACAAAGTTGCTTATGGAGCAAGCCAAGTACCTTTGACTTGGGCGTCCGGTTTTGGATCAGCTCTTTTGACCTTAACCAACAAGACTGATGCAATCGTTGGTGGAACCGTGAAGGTGGAAGGAGTTGTCACAAATTCCGCAAC